CGGATTGAAGATGGTAATATTATCGGTTTCCGTATTTTGCCAATAGCTCACGCTCACGTTGTTGGCGTGCTTCATATTTGCGTTCGTTTTCCTCGTATGGTGTCCATACTGGCTCAAAGAAATATTCTGGTTCTTGTTGTTTCTTGCTCCATAGCCAGCTAAATAGTTTTTTCATTGTTTATTCCTTTCTTTTCCCTAACCGCACTAGCGAACTAGTGAGGATTTTTTTCATAGATTTATATATATTTAAGGAGACAATTATGAATATCAAATCGTTGTAGTTTTCAGGTAGGTATTGCTTATATCTCCTCACTAGCTCACTGTTACGGCTAGGGATGTATTGCTATTTGAATCTGTTTCTAGTTTTCCACTCGATGAAGGACTTAAACCCCTCATAGTTGATGAAAACCAGTTTGTGCGTTGGGTTGAATACATAGTCTCGAAAGTCTTTGTTATCCCTCATTTCTCGAATAAGGTTCTTTGCCATCGACTTCCCTAGACCTTCCCACCGCTGCATGAGGTGGTCGTAGTCTCCCCACTCAGCCGTCTCGTTAACTCCGACTGGTTTGTAGGTGATTTCTTGCATTTACTTTTCCTTTCTAAATTTTGTATAATAGAGACAATAAAATGATTGGAGAAGAATTGTGATATTTCAAGCAAAAATAAGCTCTTCTGTTACTAGACCTGTAACTGTTGAAGACATCTGTCCCGTTTGTAAAAAACCAACCAATCCAGATCTTATAAATTCTTCTTATTTTCCTCTCGCAGAAGATGAAACACATCTGGTATTAACGTTTAGATGCTTAGGTTGTAAACACTTCTGGACGGAGGAATTTATAGCTACAAGGCATTTAATCAATTCCTATACCGAAAGATACGAAATTGAACATATCAAAGTAATTCCTAATCTTCCAACGCTCTTGCATCTGCTTATATTGGCAATGATGAAGGTCATTACTACAGAAACAACCCCGACAAAGACTTTACAGACCTAAAGAACTACCTGCATGGAGTTATTCACTACATGGAAATGAAACTCAATTTTCTTGACGCTCAAGAACTTGTGAATCGTTCGAAGAAATCTTAGAATCTAGTTCATCCAACTTCTCAGCAATATAGGTCACAGTCCTCAGTATTTCATTGAGGGCTGTTCTTTCTAGTTCATTCATTTTTTGCTCCTTTCAGGTCAACTTAGCAAGTAAGGTTAATTTCACTTCTGCATAGCCGTCCTCGGTTGTGCTTTTTATTTCAAATTCCGTAAGAGTTTTTAACTCTTGACCATCCAAGGATATTTTATCTTCACGGATTTTGATTTCATTCATAGTGTCTCCTCTCTAACTACGCTTCAAACAAACTTCCTTGATGATTGGCAGTGAAAATCTCGTTTTTTAGCTCTGGGTCGCTCAACCCCCAATTTTCGATAAAGATAACAGCGTTCTTAAATTCTTTAGCAGGAATTTCTTTGCGTCTCACACCGAAACGATCAATGATTCCTTGGTTGATAGCGTGATATGCTTTACCTCGAATATGATTGTCACGGTAAGCTTTGCTTTTCTTGCCTTCTAGCAATCCAACAATTTTGCGGTTAACAAGGTTAGTCAATTTAATTTCTTGTGCAGCGTTCACTCTCATGTTGTCTTCTAGGTTAGCGATACGCTCCTCATGGTTTTCAAGTGCATCTAGCATATTTCTAGTAACTGCTAGGTGTGATACTTGTCTTGCGTGGTCTTTACTTTGACCGATAATGTCGTTTGTCATAAGATTTCTCCTTCAATCACATCGTCTTGTTCCAGTATCTCCGAAACGCTACGACTGAGACTATTTAGCATGGTTAGGAAAGTTTCAAGCTCGGTTCTAACTTTCGGATTGCTTAACGCTGGCTTAATATCCAGAAATGCAACACCGCCAAAGTTAGCAAGGAACTTGTTCCCTTTTTCTAAAAAGTTGATAGTGTGGCGGTAGGCAGATACTTGCTTTTGATAGCTATCTAGTTGCCCTTGCGACTGTTCAATGGCTCTTGTCAATTCGTCGTATTTAGCTGACTTTTCGTCAACCTCTTGACGTTGATTCATTAGCTCTTTGAGTTGTGATTCAATGAACTGCACTCGCTCGTTAGCCGCTTGCTCGCTATCTGAAAGCTCTTTGTTTTTTGCTAGTAGCTGTTTATTTAGCTCTTGTGTGGCTTTGTAATCGTCTGGGATGATTTCCTTTTCGATTACTTTTTCAGTTGGTTTGACTGCCTTGGCACGCTCAAGCTCGCCTTTAACCGCTTCGAGTGCTTGATCTTTGAGTTTTAGGCGACGCTCAAGTTCTTTGTATTCTTTGTGAGTTGTGACATCACCATCGAAAACTGCTTGATTGACCTCTGGGTTAGCTGACGGCTTGGACATTTCATTTTTAATCCGTTGTGGTTGTTTTAAAAAAATTTCTCTTTCTTTGGGGTTGTCCAACTGTTGGACAAGTCTATAAGTGTTTATATAGTTATAAGCATTACTTTTAGAGATTCCCTTGCTTGCAACCCACTTTTGAAATGTTCCGTTGTCGTAACTAGCCAGCTCTTGCTGTGCCTTATAAAGCACTTCTCCGACCACGACTGAATAATTTTGATAAATACCATCAAGCTGATTACTTAATGCTTTCAACTTTTGTGCTGTTTCAGTCCCGACTAGTGAATAGTCAAAATCAGATAAAGTTAATTCGTTCATGTATTATCCTTTCTGTATTTGATATAATGTAATCAAAAAAAACGAGGTTGCTTATGCTATCTTTTAGTGCACGAGAATTTTTAAAACGATTGATTAAATTTGCAGAAATAGATGATGTCAATGGTCGTATTGTCAGATACTCCCAACATTCAGACTATATTGACAAACATTTTTATGTCTTGTTAGAGCTTATTAAAGCTGATGAATTTATCATCAGGCAAAACAATAAAGACATCGTTCTGCTCGATAACGCTCTAATATATCCAAGGCAATCAAGGACAAGGTTCGCTCTGCTCTGCTTAAAAAGCCTGTGGCTACCTCTAATAGTGTCTGTTGTATCGTCTTTGATTGTTTACTATGTTACTAATTCATTTTGATAACCAAATGAACAATCCTGTGATTACAGCGCCGATTACAGCGCCGATTATCGATAGTGCAAGATCTTCGTTATCCAGCATAGCGAAGGCTTTTTTTAGTTTTCTCATGTTGCTCCTTTCTACTCCTTTTAATTTTTAAGTTATATACGAATTTTCGTATATTTAAGTTAAAAAAATTTAGTCTTCGACACGTTCGCTAAATAGGTATTCTAATTCATATTCTGGGAAGAACGCCTTTTTGATAGCCACTGTTTCGCCAAATTTGAAATCTGAAACACCATCGATTTTGTCACGGACTGTGCGATAGCCTACTCCGAGCAAATCTGCGATATCCACTAATGTAACGCCTTTGTTCTTACGAACTTCTTCGATGTTTTTCATTTATTTCCTCCTTCCTTAAGCTTGATTTAAGTATATACTAATTTTCGTACACTGTCAACAAGAAAGTACGATTTTTTTTACTTTTTTTATTTACCTATACGATTTTCTGTGTTAATATATAGAAAGAAAGAGAAATGAGGGTTACAAAAAATGCAGGCTGAGGAAAGAATTAAGGAACTGATTATAGCTAAATACGGGAATGTAAGAGCTTTTGCAACAGAAAGCGGCATCTCTTATACTACTGTTCGCTCTATTTTAGAACGTGGTATCATGAACGCAAAAGCTGAAAACGTCTTTAAAATCTGTCATTTGTTGGGAATTTCACCGGACACGCTCGCTGAATGGGGTGTTACGGACGAACCACAACAACCCAACGCCCATGACATCAATGAAATCATAGCCAATGCAATGATGTTTGATGGCAAACCGCTTACGGATGACGATAAACGTGCCATTCGTGGCATAATTGCGGGATATATGAGCAGCAAGGAGAAATAGTATGGTAAGTATCGCTATGAAGCCAAACCCATTTAAAGAGAAAATCGCTGGAGTCAAGCTTTTTGAAGCTGATAGTGGTGAAGAACTTAGCACATTAAACAATTTATCGAGTTATCCGATAGGGTTGGCACTGAATTGTTCTATAGATTTCTTCAACATCCAACCCGAAACAAATTACACGCTAGTAGTTACTGCGAATTTCCCAAGCAGAGCTCCTTATCCTGTCCATGCTACAAACATTTATATACCAGCGTCGAACATTTCGGCTCCCGATAGCGAAGGATACGGAAAAGCAGCCGGAGATTTTGCTTTTGGCTTGACTTTGATGGAAAAAGGGGATTTGTTCTTGTTGTTTACTTTGACAAAAGGTAGCGAGGCTACTGATACATTTTACTGCTACTATTATTTCGGGGGTGGTATAAATGGATAATACTCGAAATATCGATGTTCCTGAAACAAATGACACCGCAAACGCTAGACAGTCTAAGGTAACTTCTATAAACTCCGGCAAAAGAATCAACACCCAAACACCCCATGCAAGTGATATAATGGACTTACAAAACCAAATAGATGAGGTAAGAAAAATGGCTATTGACTTGTATCGTGAACTGGATATTCAAGCGCTGGAGCAAAGATTGGAAAAGAACGAAGAAAACACCCAACGCTTCCTTCAACAAACAGCTCAGAGTTTAAATCAAGACAAGACTGAACTATCTCTTCGCACTGATCAGTTAGGACGTCGTATTGAAAAGATTGAAAACAAACTAGATGACATGTACGCCAAAAACGAACTAGACTTAAAATTCCAGATAATGGACCAAAAGATTGACGCTAAATTTGATACTTTTGGTCAACGCATGGAGAACATGTTCTTAGCACAAACCAATAGGCAACTTGAGGAACAAGCCAAGAATCGAAAAGAATTTACTTATTGGTTCATTGGTATTCTTGTAGCTCTTGCCGGTATTGCTATTCCTGTCTGGTTCGGCAAATAATATCATGGAGGCTTTATGCCTGAAAAAGAATTACTTGAGCAGTTCAACGTGTCTCTTTGTGAGTTCGACTCTAGCCAGTGGTCTCGAGATGGGTTCCTAGACCCTGTTAACCGTGTGGTTTACATCAATAGGGATTTACCTGCCGAAAGACGTTTAAAGGTCATTCTGCACGAATTAGGGCACCTAGAACACAATCCTAAACACTACGAGCGACTGCGTGAGAAATATGAAGCTCAAGCTAATAGAGACATGATCCGTGGATTGCTCGAAAACGAATCCCTGGACGACTTTAACTACGTCCACTTTATGGAAAAATATAATCTCACCACTATTTGTGATGAGACTTTTGTAAAAAATGAATACCTAAAAATGATGAGGAATTGATATGAAACTTTTGAAAAAATACAAATGGTATATCTTAACAATTATTGTTTTATTCTGC